AGTGCTGCCGGTGCATCGATGTAGCTCTGGACTACTTGCTTCACGGTCATGCTTCCCATGTCACCACTCCTCGTGCCGATACAGTTCGGGTTCGTATTCCAGGGGAGGGCGCGGCTCGTCGCGGTCCTCCTCCACTCGTCGCTCGTACCAGTACAGCTCTTCGTCCTCGCGGCATGGCTTGCAGGTGGGCAGCGCAGGCAGACCCAGCAGCAGCGAGTCCTCCATGGTTGCGTCGCAGCGGTCACACGTCATCGCTCACCTCCTCTTCGGGGTCCCCATAGGCGGACTCAATCAGCTCGTCGCATCCCTCAACCATGTCGTAGTCGTTCGCCTCGCAGAGGTACGCACCTCCCTCGTAGTGCACGAAGGGCGTCACCTCTTCGACGCGTCCATCCCTGCACACCCCGTGGTACTTGGCCTGGAAGGCACACCGGGCGCACATCACCACCTCCTGCGAGGGCCAGTTGCGTTTGGCTTCCACCTTCACGAGATACACAAGGGGATACCCACCCAGCGAGGTGAACCTGTCGAGCGGCTGCTCATGCGCGAAGACCTTGGTTGCCATCACGCCACCCGCTTCATGCGCACAGAGAACGTGCTCAGTACGATGCCGATACGGTTCCACGCATCTACTTCGGACACCTTGCCCAAGTACCCACCGAACCCGGACCCGGCGTAGCCGTAGCCGTGCTCGTCTTCCAGGTACAGCTCGACCCAGTGCTTCTTTTTCGCGGATTCCCAGCGTCCAACCACGGTCTTGGTCGTAGGCATCACGCCCCCCTTCCGTAGACGGAGGACACCACCTGCGCCAGCTCCCAATCCACGTCGTCGAACAGCCCTTCCGTGTCTCCAAAGGGCATGGCATCGGACGAGCAGAAGACGTTCGCACTCTCTTCGATGATGCTGATGCGGACGTTCTCTCCCCGGTCGAGGGACATGCGGCTCTTGAAGCGCTTGCTGTCTCCGAAGTTCACGGAGACGAGGCCACTCTGAAGGTTCATCGCGTTGCTCATGGGTCTGTTGCTCACTGGTTTGAGGTTGGTCCTGTGAAGGGAGCGATGCTTCTCGCGTCGCGCCCCTTCATCGGAGGCACAAGCCCGGCGTTGCTATCCGCTCCGCTTGTGCCCCTCGGTTGGGTGCCTCTGCACAATCTCACCGGATACGGTATCGACACCGGGTCCTGCCGTGCATGGCTGCTCCTCTGCTGGAAGTTCCCTTGAACCGTGCCGTCACCTCCCTCTGAAGAAGTTCCCGGGCCTAGATAGGCGGGTGGAGTCTCGCGCTGCGGTTCGCAGGTCCAGCTATTCAGTGCAGGCGAGCCGGTTCATGGGCCGCGCAGCTATGTCAAAGAGCGCTAGGGCGCAGACGCCAATCCTCGTGGGCGTATCGGTCCCTAGGTGCTAGCTCTTGGGCGCATCTCGCCCCCGCTTGGTACTCGCGCTCTGCTCGTTGGGATAACCGGGCTTGACCTCTCCCGGGCACATCAGCCGTCCAAGGCTTTGCAGGCTCATCCGCCCTGCCCTTCGTTCGACCATTCTACCTTGCTGCTTTGCTGCTGTCAAGGCTTAATGATCTAGCCTCGACATCCTACACTACGTGCCCAGCGCTTCCCTTCCGTGCTTCCCTGTACCGTGCTGCCCTTTGCTGCGGTGCTGATACTACCAGATCACTAAGCCACCTGCAACCACCTTGCTGCCTCCCTCGTACGCCCTCTCTTGCGGTGCGTCGTGCTGCACCCTTCGACCTGGGCACAATGCCGGGTCTACTAAGCGCCTCACTACCTGCCCCGCGTCTACTGCCACGTCCAAGCGGTAAGAACCGCCCAGCTCCCACCCACCGACCCGCCCATCCCGTGCTGCCCTGCTGAGCGAGTATATGCTCATGCCTAGATCAGTCTGACAAGGGGTAAAGCACTAGATCAGTATGATGGCACCGCCACACACGTATGGTCACGTAGTGTCACTGCACCTGGACAGCACCCGGTGCCCCGGTACTCCCTACCCAGGTCCAAACGTCCCCGTAGGAGCGCCGCCAGGGGGGCAAGGCGCGTCCGTAGGGAGTGGGGGTGCTACCCAGGTAGCTGGGAGGGGGGCCACGTGGCACAGCGAGGCAGCCAGGGGCCTTCCTGGGCATCTGGGCTGTTACGCCCCGCGGCATCCCCCGAAAACCCTCACTCCCGGTGGAAAATGACCCGGGGAGTCCGAAGGGACCCGCTGGTCATGGCACTGCATTGCCCTGCACATAGGGCAGTGACCATATGTGACCATACCTGACCAGGCTTGTAGTGCAGGGCAGGGGTCCTATTTGACCCCGGCCCCCTCAGGACACAGGGGGTGGGCCTGGGGGGTGCGTAATAGGGTTGTCACGGGATTCAGGATCTACGCCCCTGGGTCAAGACCCACCCAGATCGTTTGGACTTGACCTCTTTCTTTATATAGAGCTATAAGCTCATTGGAGCCCCCCTTCAGGGGGGGCTCCTAGCAGAGCCCTCCTGTTCAAAGGGGAGGCTCTTTTCCAGAGAGCGAGCGCACAGTGAAAATCGGCGGCATGGGGCAGACCCTGAAGTTCAAGGACATGGAGATGGACGGGAAGCCTGGGGTCTTCTGGGAGCTGAAGCGCTTCCGGAATGTGGTGGCGACCGGGATAGCCACCACGAGGAAGAAGGCAGAGGAGGCAGCACTCAAAGCCTTCGGGGAGATGAACCTCGCGAACGCGATGACCGCTGCGGAGCGTGCGCCCTTCAAGGCGAAGCTGGTGGCGCTCAGTCGGAACCGGCCCTACCTGACGTGCAGCGTATTGCAGTCGATCCTGGGTGGGTTCAAGCGCAAGACCATCATCATGGAAGCGCGATGGAAAGAAGAGGACCTGTGGAAGCAGGACGACCCGAAATACCGGCAGCCCCTGCCCACGCACCATAGGGCGCTGTCGCCCGAGGATGGAGCAGAGAAGATCCTCGACATCTTGCAGAAGCTCGGATGGACCGATGCACAGGACAAGCCCATCGGGAAGAAGGTCTATCAGCACATCAAGACCATGTATGGCGCTCACTACGTAGGCGAGGTCGACGAGTAGTGGGCTCCCTCTTCGGTAGACCCAACTCCATGCCGCTATATAGATCGCTGGTCGACTGGAGCAGAACCCTCGCGGAGCAGGGCATCAGCGGGTGCCAGATGACGCTGCACTGCCCTCGACGGCTCATGGACGCCATCATGCTGGAGGTGGGTTTCAGCGACCGCATCCAGGACGGACTGAAGCTCTACCTCCACTGTGACATCACCTTGATTCTCCGAGAGAAGAAAGAGATCGTAAAGCATGCCCCCCAAGACGAAGCCACAAGCTGCACCGGGACGACTGCCGAGGGAATCAGTCGAAGCGAAGCCCCCCCAGGCGATGGGGACGAACGACGCATCTCCATTGGGGATTTACTTGACCACCAATAAGATCAGCCTGAGTAGCTTCAGCAGGGCCTTGGGTAGCGACATCAAGTCCGTCACCGGCTGGGCCAGGGGCGAGACGGTCCCGACTTTGGCCTGTGCCTGGGAGATAGAGCGGGTCTCCAAGGGTGTTGTGCCCATGGAGTCTTGGCTGGCCCTGCCTGCGGCGCGTTCGTTCCTCGCGGTGATGCACTCGCGGCAGAGCGACGAGATCCGCAAGTTGAAGCAGGAAGTGGGGGGAAGCGGCGGTGGCTTTGCCGAGGGAGGTGAGCTGTGAGCGCACTGGAGGCGGACACCTACGACTGCGCCTGTGACGAGCACTTCGACGACGATCCAGAATGTGCGCTCGTCCAGCTGAGGCACGACCGAGACGAAGCACGCACCGAGGTGACGCGGCTGACCAAGATGCTCGACCTGTGCAGCGAGGCTCACGAGCACAACGTGCGTCTGAAATCCCAGCTGGAGGACACGCGGCTGCACCTGTTCCACGCTATCAACCGGAACCACACCTTCAGCGAGGGCTGCGCGGGATGCACTGACGGACGCGACCTGTTGACGCGGAAGTAGCTGGACCCGAGATAGAGTCTCCCCAGCGCGGTCAGATAACCGTCACGTCTGGGGAGATCATCTATATGGGAATCAAAACTATTCGTTTTACCAAGAAGGATGGGAGTCCCTTCACAGGCGCCCTCACCTTCGGCACCGCGCTCAAGTACGCCCAGAGCAGTGCAGGTGCCAGCATCTCGGGCACCACGACGGTGACGGACCTGGGCGGGGGTGTGGTCGAGGTCAACATTCCCTCGACCAGCACGGTCGGAGGGGCCTACCTCGTCTACATCGACCCGGCAGTCGTGGACGTCTACCCCCGCGCGCAGCTGGTCTGCGATGGCCCCTTCGTCTGGGGCTACGGGAGCACCGCGGACGACGGCACCCCCAACGTCAACATCGGCCCAAGTGCTGCCACCATCTCCGCACGGGATGCCACCACGGGGCTAGTGACGACCCTCACCGCGGGAGGTGGAGGCTCCATCACGGATGGAAGCGGGAACGTCCTCTTCACCGTGGTGCGTGCGCCCTTGCCTGGGACCACCGGGTACGAGTGGAACATCGGCTCGAACACCGCAGGCATCCAGGTCTACCCGCGGGCGGGAGACAACGCCCTGCCCGTCCTCCCTGCCATCCCTGACGGGTACACGGCCAAGGTCATCCGCTTCACCAAGAACAACAACGGAGAGGCCGGGGCGCCCTTCGAGGGGGCTCTGACCTTCGCCACCTACCCGGAGTTCCGCCGCAACCGGAACGGGGTGAAGGTCACGCCGCAGATTGTGGACCTCGGTGGAGGCTACGTCCGTGTCGCGCTGCCCACGGTGGAGGACGTGGCCTGCTGCTGCACGGTCAACATCGCGAGCAGCATCACCGACGTGTTCCCGCGCACTCACCTCGTCTCGATGGGAAGCAGCGTCTGGCTCTACGGGTACGAGGGAGCTGTGCCCACTCCGGATGGGCTGCCCACGCCCTCCAAGGTCAACATCCAGGCGCGCAAGTTCGCCTTCCCCGATGCGCCTGTGACGCTCACCGGCGTGGGGGCGGGGGGACTCACGATGTCGGCCACGCCGGACGACGTGGCTCTGTCCGTGCTCCGCTTCGACTACCCCACCGCGAATGAGAGTTGGACGTTCACGGCCACCCCTACCCAGGCCACGGGCATCTGGCCGGAAGCGGGAGACCGGGACCTGCGCGCGCGCGTCTCCTACCCCGAAATCAACTACGCCGCGAAGCGCCGCTGGGCAGGCGACGGCGAAGACAGCGTGCAGCAGGCCAAGCAGTGGACGGTGCAGTACGGCACGCGCACGCCCGACACGGGCGGCAGCCCGCTGGTGCTCAGCGATGGAGTGCCGCGCATCACCACGCGGCGGGATGAGGTCTACAACCGAGGGAAGGGCTCCACGGCCTTCACGGTGAAGTACGGAGACCTCCACTCGAACGGGGCCCGTGCGGAGTTCGTCGCCAAGGCCACGGGCGCAGCAGGAGGGAAGACGAACGTCGGGTACTTCTATGAGGGAGATGACGTGTGGATCTCCTGGAGTTCCAAGTTCCCCGCGGACTTCAAGACCAACGACGGATGGAGTGTGTTTTCACAGGCGCATCAGACGTTAGATCTCGGTAATGGTGGTCCGCCGATCTCCTTCATCGTGAAGAACACGGACAGTCTGCACTTCTCCGTGATGAACGGGTACTACGACTCCATCGGTGAGGGATGGCGCGCGTACCGCTACACCACCAAGCTCCAGCGCGGCTTCTGGCAGCACTTCCTCCTCCACATCAAGTGGTCACAGAGCATGACCGTGGGCTTCCAGGAGCTGTGGGTGGACGGCACGCTGGTGATGCCGCGCCTGTACCACAACAACATGGACGTGGACGGGACCACCTACTGGAAGCTCGGGTGGTATCGGAACAAGACCTCGCAGTCTCCGCCCCAGACCATCCTCCACGAGGACTTCAACGTCTGGAACAGCGACCCACGCCTCATCGGTGAGCTGCCGGTCAGCGGCGTTGGTGCCTTCAGCATCCAGAACTTCGGCGTCACCGCGCTGGGTACGAACGTTGACCCGGTGGTCATCGTCCCGCCTGAAGACCCGGTGCCTGAAATCCCGGTGGACTGGGTGGTCATCGCGCCGTCCTTCTACAACCGCTACGAGGACGGCCCGTTCGGGGACCCGAAGATGAACGGGCTGGAGGGGCCGATGTTCCTCCTGAAGCCTCTTTTGATCGCACTCGAGCCGCTGTACTGTATCGCGTGCAGCCGTGCAGATATCCTCGCGAAGCTCCAGTTCTGCTGGGCGCACTACGAGGACTACCTCAACAGCAAGGAGTACGCGGCAGCAGAGAAGCAGACTCAAGGGATGTTGCTGAGCCGGTTGGCCTTCGCAGAGCGGATGCGGTTCCAGAACCGCCTGCCGGACATCAAGCTCAAGGTCCCCATCACACCGCAGTAAGATCGGAACGGAACATGGGAAGAGTGAATGTGGAGTTGAGGAGTGACTGTCAGATCGCATTGGCTGAGGTGCGGGAGCGCCTCGATGCGTTGGAGAAGTGGCGCATGAGATGGCTGCTCGCAGGGGAGAGCTACGTTCCTCCGCAACCGCTGCCGGGTTCAGCTCAGTTGAAGCCTGCGACCATCACTGAGCACCTGTACATGCAGACACGTGAGGAGATGGAGAAGAAGCTTCGAGGGCTGGAGAACGACATCGAGCAGGCGCTGAGTGACAAGACGGACGGGAACCTCAACCCCTACGCGCTGGCGCTGCGGATGAAGTTCGTCAACTCGCTCAGGGAGGCGGGCTGGCTCAGCGGTGAGGAGGTGCGCGAGCTGAAGAACCGGCAGGAAGAACTGGTTCGCGAGCAGATGGACGCGGAGAAGGAGCGGGACGTGCTGGCAGCGGAGAACATCCGGCTGAACAAGGTACTCGACCACGTTCAGTCTGCGGTGATGGAAGTGTCAGCGGAGATCAGCTAGATGCCATCCGGGGGCCACAACAAGAAGGACTTGCCAAGCCTCTTCCCCCCAGCGCGCGTCGCTCACGAGGCGCAGGTGAGGCGCGCGCCCCAGTTCATGCTCTGCCCTGAGCGGCATCACCTGCCGCACAGGACAGTCTGGGGGCGCTGCTCCCCCATGCACTGCGTCGACCCGGCGAAGAAGCCCGAGGGGCTCAAGGAGATGGAGGACTACGGACCGGCTCAGCGCGACCGGCATCCAGAGCTGGCCCACGAGAAGGAGATGCGGCTCCTACCGCGTGGCCTGGAGGGGAGAGTTGTCGCGGAGCCAGGGGAGGGCCTGGACACGGATGCAGAGGCCCTGGCGCAGACGGAGGAGGCCCTGGAGCTGCTGAAGGCCCGGGGTGCCAACAGCGCACGGGAGGCGTTCTACGGCCTCCCAGCGCTGCCTCCGCCGCCTGACCTCGCCAAGCTGGGAGCCAAGGAGTACCTGCGCGTGCGGAGCGAGCAGGTGGCCCCCTACGCCCTGGAGATGCGCATCGCCGAGATGCGCTTCGGCAGCAGGGCCTCACGTGACGCAGCCACGCAGGAGTTGCTGGACCGTGCTGGATTCACCAGGAAGCCCGAAGCAACCCCCGATTACCGAGGTCCCGTGACTATCGTGAACATCGGGGGCAACACCCCCTACGATGCTCAAATCACTCAAGGAGTTGTTCATGTCCAAGAAGCCCAAGCAGGCCGAAGAGACCCGCGCATCCTCGATTCAGGGTCAGCAGGAAGAGCCGCAGGAGACGAACCCTCCAGCTGGGGAAGGCTCGGAGGACACGCGACCGACCACGAATCCCGAGACCAAAGCAGAAGAGACGGTGCCCGTGACGGAGCAGCAGAAGGAGAACGGGTACAGGGAGCCGGAGAAGTTCAAGGACCCGGTGAGCGCGAACGCAGACCCGCGAGACCAGCCTTCCAACTTCGGGACGCCGATCTCGTCAACAGTCCATACGAAGGAGCAGGAAGTGGGGGACCAGACTCCCATCAAGGAGGGTGAGCCCCTGCCCACCCCTCCCTCGCCTGCCATCCGCTACCAGCCGGGAAGCTCCGACGCGGAGAAGCAGGAGACCCAGGAGTTCAAGGCAGTGACCCCTCCGGGTGGAGTAGTCGGTGAGCAGGAGGCCAAGTTCTTCCCGCGCGCCGTCATGCTGGTGGGTAGCAAGAAGCGCATCCAGAAGGGCATCGAGGAAGCGAACAGCGGAGGTCCGTCCAACGAGGATGGGGATAAGTACGCGCTGGGGTTCCAGCTCGCGGCGATGGCCGTGAAGGACCTGGACGTGCAGGACAACCAGCGCATCCGGCTCAACATCGAGTGGAGCGACAAGGGTGCTCCCCGCGTTGATCCCAAGGTGGAAGACGTGATGCTCCCCCAGGGAGCCAAGTCGGTCGAGCAGCTGGAAGAGGAAGAGCAGAAGGCCAAGTGATGTAGTCTCGGTGGGGAGATAGTTACGTCTCCCCACCGGGTGGTGCACAAGTGCGAATCAGTAGAGTAGAGAAGGTCCGCAGGGCAGCCAGGAACGCCCGCGTTGGAGAGCAGCAGGAGTCGAAGGTACTGGACCTCGAAGGGCTCGCTCGGCTGGTCGTGAGCGGAGACAGCGCCCGGTCCGTCCTCCTCCCCACCCAGCGGGAGTTCATCTTCAGCCCCATCCGCCGCAAGTGGTACGTCGGCCCGGTCGGCTGCGCGAAGACATCGAGCCTGTGTGCCAGCGTCATCATCCCTGCGATGCTCTACCCGGGGAGCCGCTGGCTCGTCGCACGGTGGACGTACTGGACCCTGCAAGAGACCACGATGAAGCGGTTCTACGAGTGCCTGGAACGGCTCGGTCCCAACATCATCGTGGACAAGTATGAAGGCCCACCCCACAAGATCTGGATTGCCAGTGCCCGAGCGTATCCCGATGGCAGTCCTATGGAGCCCAGTGAGATCGTCTTCAACGGACTTGACGACATCGGCAAGTTGGGTAGTACCGAGTTCAATGGCATCGCCGTGGATGAGTACAGCGAGATCGACAAGCCCATGGCTGAGACCCTGGACCAGCGGCTACGTCACAGGAGGCCCGACCAGGACCGGGCCGAGGGACCCTTTTTCCTCAACGGGGTGAGCAACCCGGTGAACCGGGCGCACTGGCTCCACCAGAACTTCTGTGGGGAATCTGATGGAGCCCCGGTCACCTGGGGCACCAAGTTCAAGCCCCTCCCCAAGGAGAACGAGGCCAACCTGCCACCGGGGTACTACGAGACCATCTCGGAGAACATGAGCCCCGAGATGAAGATCCGCATGATTGAAGGCGAGTGCGGACCTGACCCGGCTGGGCAGGGAGTCTTCCCTGAGTTCAGGCAAAGTCTCCACGTGGACGACTTCAAAGTGCTGCCGGGACGCCGGGGCATCCGAGGCTGGGACTTCGGTCGCCGCAGACCCGCCTGCGTGTGGGCTCAGCAGCTCGCCAACGGGCGTGTGAACTTCCTCGCCGCCGAGCTGGGAGAGAACGAGGGCTTACCCAGCTTCATCCGCAAGGTGAAGCAGCGGAGCGCCCTCCAGTTCCCGGAGATTCAGGAATGGACCGACTTCTGCGATCCACACGGCACGCAGCGCCGGGACACGTCAGACGAGACCTCCATCGACATCCTGCGCAAGCACGGCATCCAGCCCAAGTACGTGGACGTGGGCATCGAGAACGGTCTGGAGGCCATGAGTGCCGGACTCTGCAAGCTCATCGACGGGAACCCTCAGTTCATGTTCGACCGGGTGAATGCGGCACTCCTCATCGAGGGACTGGGTGGAGGCTACACATGGCCCATGCCTCGACCGGGCCAGAAGATGAAGGGCACGCCCGTGGCTGATGGCTACTACGAGCACCCGATGGATGCCTTCCGCTACATTGCCGTGAACCTGGAGAAGGGGAGCGGGCTGAACTTGAGCGCGCACCGCAAGACTCTCCGTAAGATCAACTCAACCGGGAGCTAGACATGGGAACCACAGCAATCCAGCACATCAACGTCACACCTGTAGAAGACCCGCTTCCCTACGAGCGAGACTCCAAGCGCGCGAAGAACTGGGCCGTGGACGCCCGCGTGGTCGAACGCATCAAGAACGAGCTGGTCCCCCTGCTCACCGACGTGCGCACCCGGAGGCAGCCCCTTACGGACATGTGGAACCGGCTCTTCAAGGTCTGGAGTCTTGAACACCCCGTGAGGATGTACGTGGGGACGAGCAACCTCTACATCCCCGCCGGCAAGAAGGCGCTGGAGACGCTGGTCTCGAACCTCGTGGCGGGCACGTTCCCCGGGGACGACAACTTCGGCATCTCGGCACGGAAGCAGGAGAACGCCGGACTCGCCAACGATGTGAAGGAGATCCTCCGCTACCGCATCGATCACTCAGCCTCAGTCCGCACCGCGGCGGAGGTCTACTACCGGCAGCTGGTCACGACGGGGAACTCGCCCGTGAAGCTGCACTACCAGAAGAAGGTGCTGAACACGCGCAAGCGCAGCCGCAAGGTGGATGAGCTGGCCATGCCCGTGAACGAGGATGAGGTGCTCTTCGAGGGACAGCGCTTCGACCCGGTGGACGTGGGCAACTTCTTCGTCTGGCCGGAGAACGTGAACCGGATGGAGGACTGCGAGGTGGTCTTCGAAGACTTGTCCGTGTCCCTCGGGGAGCTGCATCGCAGGAGCCGCCAGGGGGTCTACGACCAGTCCGCGGTGGAGGCGGCCGGTAAGGGCCTCGGAGACAGCGGCCACGGGCGCAGGCGCACGAGCGACAACAAGCTCCAGGCGCAGGGTCTCGCAGGGCACGAGCAGGGCAAGGTGACGGGGTTCAGCTCGGTGGACATCACCGAGGTCTGGCTCGACTTCGACCCGAAGGCCAACTCCCGCGAGGAGGAGGAGAACCCGGTCCCCTTCTTCATCACCGTCACGTCCAGCGGGGAAGTGCTGCGCGCCATCGAGAACCCCTTCTGGCACAAGCAGCCCCCCTACCGGATGGGCCGCATGGGCACCGTGGTGGGCCGGGTGTACGGCACCGGCATCGCTGAGGGCATCGAGCAGCTCCAGGTGCTGCTCAACGACCAGACCAATCAGGCGATGGACTGCGCCACCTACGCGCTCAATCCCATCGTGTTGACCAACCCCAACGGTATCCTGGGCACGCTGCCTGAGATGGAGCCTGGGGTGCAGTTCCTGGTGAATGACATCAACAACGCGGTGAAGTTCGACCGCCCTCCGGCAGACCTCATCCAGGTGGGAGGCATCCTCACCGCGCAGACGGCGAGCATGATTCAGGACTACTCCAACTCGCCTGCCGTGCTGAGTGGTGGAAGTGCGCCGGGTAGGGCATTCAAGACGGCGACGGGGATTGGCGCGGCTCAGAGGAACGCCACGGTGCCGTTGCAGGAGATCATCCGACTTTCCGAGAAGGAAGTCTTCCAGCCCATGCTCCGCATGTTCTGGTCCCTTGAGGAGCAGTTCGGAGACCCGACTCTGCCCTTCAACCTGCTCGGGGTGCAGAAGGTCACGAAGACCATCCGTGACTTGGTGGGTGACTGGGACTTCGAGTGGTTGGCCTCGACCCAGACCACGAACCAGCAGGTGAAGAGTGGCCAGCTGATGGAGTTCCTCAGCCTCATCATGAACCCGCAGCTAGTGCAGATGCTCCAGCAGAAGCAGGTGGACGTGAATCCTGTGCCGATCCTCTCGCGGCTTTACACCGAGGGCTTCGGCTTCCGAGACATTGACCGGGTACTCATGCCCATGCAGGCCATGCAGCCCCCTGGTATGCCCGGTCAACCCCCCGGTATGCCGCCTGAGATGCAGGGGGGTATGCCGCCCGAGATGGCGCCGGGTACGGGAGCAGGTCCCGAGATGGACCTCCCCGAGGAGCTGATGAACAACCCGGACTTCATCGCAGCGAGGCAATCAGCTGACATGATTGCAGCGGGCGAGGGTGCGGACAACGCTCCAGACTTGACGTAGGCGTAGCGTATCTACGACCCTGGCTACATGAACCAGGGATACACACCGCCGACAGCAGAGCACGTAGAGCTGTACCGGGAGGCACTCGATGTCCTCGTGAAGTCTCCCGGTTGGGCTCTCGTGCTGAAGTACATGCAGGGCCAGAAGCAGTTCGCCCTCAACGGGATGCTCGCTGCTGGCACCCAACCCCACGAGATTGCGCGATCAGCCGGCGCCTTCGCTCAGCTCACCGAGCTGGAGTCCTGGCCACAGCGTAATCGTGACCTTCTCACTTCACAGCTCAACGCACTCAAGAAAGGGAAGTAGACCATGTGGATCAACGGACGATGGGTTCCTCTTGCAGCACCCGAAGGCGACGCAGGCGGCGGCGGTGCACCCCCTCCCCCTCCCGCTGAGGCAGCTCCGGTAGCACCTCCCCCTCCGCAGCCGGACTACGCGGCCATCATCGCGCAGCAGCAGGCGGCGCTTCAGCAGATGCAGCAGCAGCAGCAGGAGCTGATGCAGCGCTTCGCGCCGCAGCAGCGGCAGGAGGCTCCGGACGAGGAGGAGTACCTGGACCCTGCGGTGAAGAAGCAGCTGGAGGCCATCAAGCGCATGAACGCGGAGTCCACGCTCCAGCTCCAGGACCAGATGGATCAACGCAACTTCATGGACGAGGTGCAGAAGAACGGCATCGACAACGAGACCGCACGTGAGGCAGCGCAGCTCCATGCCGCGTGGCTCCAGCGCGGGATGCGCGTGGGCAATCAGCCCCCGAGCCGCATCGATGCACTGGTGTACGTGGCTGGGGCGCAGGGCATGAAGGCGAAGCAGACCACTCGCACCGCTGCACAGCAGGCTGAGCTGGCGCGTATCGCCCAGAATCAGGACGCCACGCTGGGTGTTGGCGGAAGGGCGACCCGTGCAGCAGGCGCACCGGACCTTGAGAAGATGTCTCGGAAGGAGCGAGTGACCACCGGATACGCCGCAGTCTTGGACACCGAGGGGTTCTGACCTGTAGTCTTTTCGGCCAGGGGTGGAAAGCCACCCCCGTGTACTTCCACCCCTGGAGCGACCGATGCCCGTAACCTCAGCAAATCTTGCCGCCGACGTTGGCAAGTTCATCTCCGACACGCTCATCGAGCGTTCGACCCTCATCCACCGTTTCCCCCAGTTCGCGAACAAGATCTCGCTGACTGCCGGGATGGGCAAGACTGCCGAGTTCATCAAGTACAACCGGACGGATGTCCCCACGGACAAGCTTGTGGAAGGCGTGACTCCCTCCGAGACGCCGTTCACCATCTCCCGCCAGACCATCACGGTTGACCAGTGGGGTATGTACATCACCCTCACTGACGTGGGCATCGTCACCACCAAGCACCCCGTGCTCAACGAGGCGCTGGACCTCGTGGCCGATGCCATCGCCCGGACCCAGGACTACCAGTTCGCAGAGGTCCTGAACGCGGGCACCAACGTCCAGTTCTACGACGGCTCCCGACTCTCCCGAGGAGCCATCACCCTCGCGGACACGTTCAAGTCCGCCGTGTTCGACCGGGCTCGGACGAACATGAACACCCTCGGTGTCCCGGGCTACAGCGGTGACATGTTCGCCGCGCTCGTCGGACCAGAGGTCGAGGCAGACATCCTGGCTGACCCGACTGCGGTCACGTCCTTCTCCGCAGCTCAGCTTGCGCAAGGTGCGGACAAGCTGGAGAACGGCAAGGTTGGGAAGTGGCGTGGCATCGAGCTGTTCCGCTCGAACTTCATGCCGCGCTTCACCCGCATCGCCACGGTCGGTGCGCCCGTCGCCGCAACTGGCGGCTCGCTGACCGGCACCGTGTACCACAAGGTCACGCGGAAGAACCTCGCCCGTGGCTTCGAGGAGGACATCCAGGTCGAGGCGTCCACGGTGATGAGCACCAACACCCGTCTCACCTTCACCGCTCCTGCGACCGCTGGGTACGTCTACAACGTGTACGCAGGCTCGCTGACCGGCGACGCCAACATGTTCCTCGCCCGCGAGAACCTGCCTGCGTCCACCGCGTTCAACCTGGACTCGCTACCCACCAGCGGCCAGACCTCGCCTGCCACCCCGGCAGCGGGCGTCACCGTCCACCCCGTCTACATCTTCGCGAAGAACGGCCTGGACTGGGTTGAGCTGAACGAGCTGGCGATGAAGGGCACCATCACCCCTGCCGGGGCGACGGACTCCGACCCGCTCAGCCAGCGCCGGAAGGTCGGCACGAAGTACATGGCGAAGGCTGGCATCCGGGACAACGACCGCGTGAAGCGGATCGAGCTGGCTTCCGGCTTCTAGCTCCAGCAGTATCTGACTCACCCTCCCGGGGCAGGCTGGAAACGGCCTGCCCCTTTTCATACCCAAAAAGGAAGATCATCAAATGCCCTTCACCAAAGAGTCCGCTCGTCGTGCAGTCCTCAAGCGGCACGCAGCAAAGAAGTCCAACGACAGCAAGCTCGCTGACGCAGCCGCAGCGCGGGAAGAGTCTCGGATGAACCGCGCCGAGCCCCTTGAGGCGCTTGTGGAGCAGGTCCAGGACGCACCCGCGAAGAAGGAAGCAGCTGGCGCCTCACCCGAGGTGGTGCAGATTGCCAAGGAGTCCCTCGATGCCCTGCTCAAGAACATCGACATCCTCACCGGCAAGGTGACGAAGCTGGAGCAGCGCAAGCTCATCGAGCCCGAGCAGGGTCTCCCTGCCGGCGCGAAGTGCGCTGCCTGCGGTCAGTCCATCCGCGCCTGCAAGGGCAACCACACCACCCTGTGGGTCGCGCCTCGGGACCAGGACATGTGGAAGTTCTTCAGTGGCATCAACTGGAACGGCGTGAAGTACGCGGGTCGTCAGGTGGTTCCGACCGAGGCAGTGGACGCCATCCTCTCGCAGATTGGGCAGTGGGAGATGCAGGAGAGGCGGCGTCACATCCCTGGAGGTAAGGTCTTCGGGGACTTGGACATGAAGAACGCGATGCAGGGTCGCACCGCGATTATCTGATGGGAGCAAACCATGGCGCTGGTAACGAATGACGAGTTGATCACAGAGGCGTTGGAGCTGGCCGGAGACAGCAGCCTGAAGCAGAGGGCGCTCTTCTGGCTGAACCGCTGGGTCATCTCGGAGTCGAACAAGGTGCCATGGCCTCACACGCTGGTGACTCACGGGCCGGTGTCCGTCTCAGGCGGCACCTCTCGGCTGCTCCTGGGGCTTGAGGGCAGCGAGCTGATGAACCGGGTCCACTCCATCCGGGGCATCCGCCGCTGGAGTAGCGCCGCTGGAGCAGGGCGCGGCATGCACTTCAATGGGAGCGAGGAAGTCCGCGACCAGTCCCCCGGTGCCTGGATGCGTGAGTTCTCCCGCGACACGGGCATGCAGGTGAACACCGAAGACCTGGGCAACTCGACCTGGGCACTCAACTTCAGCCCGGTCAGCAACGCTCAGATGGATCTCCTGCTCTACCTCAAGCTCGTGCCCGAGGTGCAGGAGCTGGGGCAGGTCTCTCCCTACCCCAACCACGAGACGCTGGTGCAGGCGCTCTACTGCTACGCCCTCAAGCACCAGAACGACGAGCGGCAGATGGCAGAGGAGAACAAGCTCCAGCGCATGGTGCAGGAAGACCGAGCCGTCTTCCTCAAGCTCGGCGGCAACAACCAGCGGATGAACCTTTCATCTCGCACCTTCCCCGGACGGAGGCGCTAATGCCCGTAGGTAATCTGACGATCCGCAACCTGCTTGGAGTGAACCTCAACTCCATGGATGCGGACCTGAAGGACAACGAGCTGGCCTGGGCCAAGAACGTCTACGAGGGGAAGCGCGGAGAGTTCTACTCGCGCCTCAACTCCAAGGTGCAGCCGTCATCTGTCACCTTCCTGGACGCGAGCCCCGAGACGTTCGTGGACCTGCACTTCTTCCGGCATGACTCGCTCGTGTCCGGCTTCGCGTACATCGCCAAGTCGGGCAACCTCCCCGCCATCAAGCACTTCACGGACCCGACCTTGAACTGGGCCGGTCCGACGAGCACACCGCAAGCGGGCTCTGCGAGCAGGTTCGACCGACCCGCGTACCTCACACACCTGGACAAGACGTACATCTTCAACGGCCAGGGCCGCGGCTTCGTCATCACTCACGGCGTGGATGCGGTGACGGAGCTGACCTATCTGGAGAACGTCCGCCCCACCGTGGCGTGCAAGTTCCGCGGGCAGTTCGCCTTCGCAGGCTTCGGCAGCCCCCAGAAGAACGCCATCAAGTTCTCCGAGATTGAGCTGCCCGAGACCATCCTCCCTGACGAGAAGATGCTGCTCATCGGTGACAGCGAGGAGCGCATCATCGAGCTGGTGGAAGTCACCATCGAGGGTGGAGACCAGTACTTCGAGCCCTACCTGCTGGTCTTGAAAGAGCGCTCCGTGTGGATGGTGCAGGGGGACCCGCCGACCGAGCTGGACCTGGGGAGTGTCCGGGTCTTCCCGCTCATCCGGGACGAGGGGTGCGTGGGTAAGGGCACCGTCATCGAGACCACGCACGGGGTGGTGTGGTGCTCGGGCAAGAACGTCTTCATCGCCCCACCGGGGGATAAGCCTATCCGCGTGGGCAACAACATCAAGCCGCTGCTGGAGTCCTGCGACAAGACCAAGCCCTGGCAGTGGCACGCGGAGTTCTTCAACGGGGTCTACCGGCTCACCGTCCCCAAGGCGTTCTACCCTGAGACGATCTATGTCCCTGCTCCAGGGACCCCTGCCTACGTTGGACCTTCCGAAACCAGCTACATCGCCAACGAGCAGTGGTGGCTGGACCTCGACAACTTCAGCGAGGCACGCGAGGGAGAGGAGCGCTTCAAGTGGTGGGGTCCGATGACGGTCCCCTCCGGTGGAATGGCCGTGCTGCCTGCCACGGTGAGTACTCCTGAGCGGCTGATGAGTGTGCTGGAGCTGCGCGGGTACTACACCGAGTTCGGCACGGTGAACCGCATCGACCAGTTCAGCATCGAGGAGCTGGACGTGGAGACGGCTACCGGCCGGGATCACGACGGCGCAGTGAGCAACGCCCTCCCCGTCGTCTATGCGGACATGGAGATCCGCTTCAAGGCGTTCGATTTCGGGGACCAGACTGCACGCAAGTTGCTCCAGGCAGTCGAGTCCTCGTACAGCTACAGCGGGACGGAGAAGCCCGAGGTCACGGTGGAGACCGGCAGTACCCGGGCTACCTTCCCCATCTCCAGCGAAGTGGGCGCAGCAGGGTTCGTCCTCGACGTGGCATCCCTGGACTTCGCACTGCTCGGGGAGGGCATCAAGGTGGTGGGGTATCGTCCTCCGGGGGGACTGCGCCTCGCAGGGTTCAGCCTCCAGCCCACGTTCAAGCTGCACTCTACCGGGCGAGCACGCTTCCGCTCGCTCACCATCCGCATCCGACCCATCGCATCGAGGCCCCGATGAACAAGTTCTTGCAGTACCTGGATCGCCACAGCCCCACGCTCATCTACGTCTTCATCGCCATGATGTTCCTCGGGAGCATCTTCGGCGCGGCGCAATGCAGTCAGGCCCACGCCCACAACCAGACTCCCGCCGCGTCCACCTTCTCCACCGGGCAGACCCTCACTGCTCAGTCGCTCAACGACACGGTGGCTCACCTCCACAACACCCTGACGGGCGGCATCCTCAACGAGAACATCTCCCCGCTGGCATCCATCGACACGACCAAGCTCGCGGCGGTGGACTTCATCCCCAAGGGGTACGCCCGCATCACCTCGACGTGCACCGGGTCCACGACCGCAGGCACGGCCTGCACCATGAACGTGAACAAGGGCAGCTTCCTTGCCACGGGTGGCTGGGGCATCAAGACCAGCGGGCAGCTGGGCCGGTATCAGGTCCACACGTCCAGCCCACGCTTCGGCGGGAACCCCATTGTGCTGGTCACATCGAACACCGCGGGCATCTGGTGCAACGCGGTGGACTTTGCCAACTCGGTGAACCCGCAGTTCTATGTGGAGTGCAAGGCATCGGGGAACACCTACGCCGATGCGCTGTTCACCGTAGTGATGTGGTGAAAGGGGTAGATCATGGCGAAGTTCTACGATGACAAGGGGGACCAGGGCGCGGACTACGCACTCATCCGCGGGTCCATCGGAGGGAAGTACAGCAGCGTCCAGGACTACAACCAGAACAGTCCAGGTGCGAAGGGTGGCACAGCCTGGACCTCACCGATTGCTCCGCAGATTACGACGCCGATGCAGGCACCCGACAGCAGCCCCTTCGCACTGGGAGGTGGAAGAAGCGGTGGTGGGTACGGCAGCCCGATGGGCTACCAGGATGAGAGCGACCAGCTCTACCGAGGGCTCGACAACTACCGCAATCAGATCCTTCGCAACTACGTGATGCGGTACTGGAGATAACCAATGGCGACCAATCGACTTGATGGAATGAGCATGGCGGGAGTGGCGGCGGACCCCTACGGCCCCGGTGCAAACGGAGCGTCCTACCCCGGTGCAGCGGGAGCTGGCGCACCCAGCTGGCTCGGGCCTGCAATCGGAGGTGTTGCCACCCTGGGTGGGGCACTGCTCGCGAACCGCGGAGGCAGCAGCTCGAACTTCCAGGGCTCGCCGCTCCCCTTCACGCAGGAGATGAGCGGGACGATGGCGGACTACGGCTCCCTCATCAACCAGTACAAGACCATGAGCGCAGACCCCCGCTCGCTCGGGATGGCGGCGAACCTCTCCAACCGACAGGCAGCTCTGCGCGGCATCCAGGGTCCGCTTGCAGTGGGCATGGCCAACAGCGCACAGAGCGGAGTGCTCCGGGACTTCGAGGCCCAGCGTGGGCAGCACCTGATGAGCCTGATGAACGCACGTGCCACCCTCGGGCAGCAGCTCCAGCTCGCTGAGCAGCAGCGGCGCAAGGAGATGTGGGAGCACATGCAGGGCAAGGCAGCCGCGAGTGACGCACGCAACCGGGCCATCGGAAGCGGCATCGGCACCGCAGGTGGAGCCGTTCTCGGCAGCGTCATCCCCGGCATCGGCACGGTGGTCGGCGGCGCAGCAGGTGGTGTCCTCGGCGGTCTCGTGGGAGGGCTCTTCTGATGCCTGACTTCCTGAACTACTACGGGCCGGGGACTGCCACCTTCGTGGACCCCTCGCGCCAGCTGGAGCGTGGGCAGCAGCAGCTGATGGACAGCCTGGGCAAGCACGCCGAGCAGCAGGAAGTCCTCCGCCGTGAGGCCCTTGCACTCCAGCAGTCAGAGCTGGCACGCAGCCGCATCTCACAGGCGGCCCAGTCCCCCTGGGCACGGCAGATGATGGGCGACCTCCAAGGTGGACCCATGGCCATGAACTTGGACTTCGGTCCGGGCCTCACCGGGGAGCAGGTGGCACAGGGGGCCTACAACTCCGCTGGCATCATGGCCCCGGCTCTGGGCCTGCGTGCCCCGCCTACGCATCCGCTCGACCCGGGGCTGGGTGCGCCCACCCCCATGGGTTCCGTCGTTCCTGAGCCCGTCCAGGGGCCTTGGCAGGGCAGTGGCGTGGAGGCCCGGGAGAACTTCGGGGGCATGACGCTTAGCCGTACCCCGATGGCGCCGGGTGTGGAGCCTGTCGTGCGCAGCCCGATGTACGACCCCGAGTCGGACCCACTTGCCTACCCACAGATGGCGCAGCAGGCAGCTCCGATGCGTGCGGCAGCTCAGCCTCGCCCCATGCCTCAGCGTCAGGTTTTCCAGGGTCCACGCACCCCGGAGGAGCTGGAGCTGTACCGCTACCTCCAGTCTCAGAAGACCCAGCTCGACATCACCCGGGAGTCCACGACCAACCGGGCGACGATGCAGAACCAGAAGCTGGAGAAGGACATGGAGAAGATGAAGGTCACCATCGGGCAGAAGCTCGTGAGTGACCTCAGCCGTCAGACCACAGCGCTGGCGAAGATCAAAGCTGACGGAGAGAACCTTAAGTACAAGCTCCGGAACGCACCGCCCAAGGCACAGAAGTCGGTGATCGAAGACTTCCGCAAGCGGGTGGATGAGATGCGGAAGCAGGTGAAGGATGCGGAGACCAACATCCAGACCCTGTTGTTCAACGGCGTGTACAGCTCTGATCCAGGCTCACCCGGGTACGACCGCTTCATGCAGGCACGTGAGCGGGTGGACGAGATGCTCCCCACCCTCCAGGAGGCCACGGCGGACTACGAGACGGCCTTCTCGCAAATCGTGGGTGGCGGGGCTCGACCGACGCAGCGGCAGCAGCTGCGCGAGACCACGCAGCAGGATGATGTGGCCAAGCAAATCGGAGCCATGTCCGATGAGGAGCTGCGCAAGTTGGTAGGGGGCTAGCGATAGTTGATAGCTTCCTCGCATGGCCACAAGCGACGAGATGAAGCAGGCGGCAATGAGGGAGCTGGCTCGACGCGAGCTGGCACGCAGGGATGAGACAAGGGCGGCGGGAGGACAGGCTGGCCCTCCTCCGCCTGACCCGCGAGGAACTGGCCTCCTCCCCTCCTCGTGGGAGGAGGCCAAGGCCCGAGCCTCGGACAACCTGACCGGCTTCCAGGAGTGGAGCAACGCGCGGGTGCAGGACGTGATGGGCGACAAGCCCAGCCCCACCCGGTACGCGCTGGCACTCGGTCTCCAGGGTCTGAACCCCGCGACCGCGGGATTGGTCGGGCAGGAGGCGCTCTTCGACAACCCTGCGGCGCAGCAGTCCGCGCTGATGATGGAGGAGAACGCGACGGACGTGCTCGGCCCCAAGTGGGGACCTCGCCTCGCGGCCTACGGTCAGTCCTTCACCCAGATGCTGCCGCAGGGTCTCGCCACTGGCGCAGTGGGCGCCGGAGCTGGTGCGACCAAGGCTGTGGCCACCGCGGCAGGTGCGCTGCTGAAGCAGGGAGTCGTGGGTGGCCTCAAGGGTGCAGCCGCAGGAGCCGCTGAGAACGCCGTCATGGGCTTCCTCGGTGCACGAGAGGGGGAGCGTGCCTCCTCGGCCATCGAAGCGGCCCAGGACCCCCTAGCGCTCGCGCTGGGTGGCTTGCCGCCTGTCCTCTCCGGCACCCTCGGGTCCGTCCGACTCGCGGGCAAGCTCCACGCCGCAGACCTGCGCGCCTACGACAAGCAGGTACACGCACAGCAGGTGGCAGACGCGGCCAACGCACCCGCGGCACCTGCCTCACCCATGGCGATGGAGCCTGAGACTCAAGCCTTCCCCGTCACGCGCACGGACCCGGTGCCGACGCAGACCTACGCGGAAGGCTTTGGCCGCTTGGCCGCAGAGGGCCTGGAGTTCAACGACTCCCAGCCCATCCCCCTCGTGCGAGGACGCGAGCCTGTGACCACGAGCTACGACGCGGTGGACCTGCCTCCCGAGGTCCGGGACCCGGTGCTCCGTGCTCGTGCAGCAGAGCTGAGCCAGCGCGTGCCCACCATCGTGGAGGATGCACCCGGCCAGCCTGCGCTGGTGCCAGCCGGACGCACCGCGACGATGAACCAGCGGGTGAAGCCGCTGAGCGCAGAGGCGGTGGCAGACCTGCCTTCCACCTCCATCTACGACACGCAGGTGGTGCCCAAGACCAAGGCTGCATGGTTCCGCTCCAACGGGATGCGGCAGGCCAAGACCCAGGTGGATGCCATCCCTGAGCAGCTGGCGGATGGAACACCGAGTGGGTTGGCACTGCGAGATCAACTTGCCCGCAGACCTGCGCAGCCGGAGGTGCTTCCTCCGGAAGCACAGCCCGCTGGGCGGACGCTCGATGTGGCGAAGTCCCGAGCGCTGGTTCGCACGGGCAAGCCGTTGTCGATTGGAGATCGAATGAGTCTCCACCCCACCGTGCGCGAGGAGTATTACCGCAGCGTCGGCCTACTCCAGCCTGCACGGGTGGAAGTCCTGAACCGTTCTGGATTGCCAGCTGTGCGCACCCAGCGAGTGGGGCAGCTCACTCCGGCTGACGTGACCGGCACGCACCAGCCCATGAAGTGGAAGCCCTCTGACTCGCGGGAGATCTCCGCAGTCATCGACTCGCCCGAGCCTCTGACCAGTGCGCTGGAGTGGGACGACGCGGCAATCATCCAGGGCAAGCCTGCGCTCAAGAGCGGAGTCGGAGGAGGCAGCGGAGGCAAGCCCGTTGAAGTGCGCCCTGACCCCAAGGTCGCAGCTGAGTACGCGCGCAAGGCAGAGGCTGAGTACCAGTGGCGTGAGATGCGCGACGAGGCACCGCGGCGAGACCCGCGCACCGTGGAGTCGGGAGGTGCAGCTCCAGTCGCAGGTCCGCTGCCTGCCTATGTACGCACGCCTGAGATTCCCAAGGAGTTCGAGCAGCGCATGATGGAGGGCTTCAACCAGCGAGACAGCTGGTGGGAGAAGCAGAAGAAGGAGCTGGGCCTGCCTGAGTTCCGCGCTCAGCCGCTGGTGGCGGAGGCCATCCGTGGCATCCGTGCCGCGCAACACATGGCCAACCAGCAGATGGGTCGGATCTTCCCCCAGCTGCGGAAGGCATACAACGCGGCGACCCCCAGCCAGAAGCGGCTCATCGACAGCTACATGAACCAGAACCTGGACCGTGCACCGGGAAGCAGCGGCACCATCCCCGAGTCCGTGTTGCCCGATGAGTTCCGCAACCTCTACCGCGCAGGCATGGAGCAGATGGAGAAGCAGCGCCTCGACCTCGTGAAGTCCGGATACTTCAGCGAGGGAGAGATGAAGCACATGATCGACCTGGAGCAGCGCAACCTCCAGTGGCTTCACCGGGACTACCGCGCCTTCCAGGACAAGGGCTGGCGCCCGCGCAAGAACGTGATGGAGAAGGCCATCAAGTACGTGATGTCCAAGAGCGACCTCGGGTACGAGGGCGCACGCAAGGAGATCATGGACCTGTTCCTCGGGGACGGGGACATGCAGCAGCGCTTCAAGGGGTCCAACCTCAACCGCTCCATCCTGAAGGAGCGCAGCGGTATCCCGCCCGTGTTGAGGGAGGTGCTCGGAGAGATCAAGGACCCCGCCTACGTCGTCGCGCAGTCGATGACGGAGATGGAGCGGTTGCATCGGCAGTACATACACAGCAAGGCGATGACCGCGCCTGACCTCAAGGGGCAGGTCTGGGACGACAACCCTGAGAACCCTGCGATGCACGAGCAGCGCATCTGGAACGACGCGCTCTCACCGCAGGAGAACAAGAAGATGTTCGGGGAGTTCGCGGGGAAGTACGTCGCCCCTCAGCTCTTCGAGTCCGTGATGCAGGGTCCGCTTGCGAAGCAGGCCACCGAGCAGCTGATGAGCGGCGTGATGTCGTTCCTCACGAGCACGATGAAGACGGGGAAGATCGCCTTCTCTCCGATGACCTACATCACCAACTGGCTGAGCAACGGAGCGTCCGGCGCAGCAGCCGGTCTGCCGTACTGGCACAAGCGGTTCGGCAGTCGGATGGTGCAGTCAGCTACCGCCCTCCGGGACTACAGCGACACCTTCAAGACGATGAAGTCCAAGAACAACACGCCTCCGTCCAAGGACGCGCAGTGGGTCCAGTGGGCGCTGGAAGATAGCGCCCTCATCGGAGGCACGGGCGTGGAGTTCGGAGGTAGCGAATCACGGCGGATCGTCGAGCGCTTTCTCAGGGACCCTGAGCCGGGAGTGCGTGGTGTCTTCGACATGGGAGCGCAGAAGTTCGGGGACATGAAGGCCAAGCTCGGCAGCTGGTACGACAACCTCGACTCGCACTGGCGGCTCGCGGTCTACATTGAACAGGTGACGAAGGGACGGGACCGGCTGGGTCTGTCCATCCCCGAGGCCAGGGCGCGAGCCTCGCGGATCGTCAACAAGAACTTCGCCTCAGCTGGCAGCGTGGGCAACGCGGTGAAGAACGCATCTCGGAACGGAGTGGGCCTCCTCGCCCCCTTCATGACGTGGCACGCAGACAACATCCGGGTCCACCTCAACTGGGCAAAGGACACCGCGAAGATCAAGAGCCAAGGACTCAAGGCCACGGACCAGCGGGGCAACGTCGTTGGCGGGACGGACCTCTTCTCCGGTGAGGGAGCAGGGCAGGCGCTCAACGTGGGCATCCACTACGGCATCGTGGCGGGAGTCTTCGCGGGGATGCGGCGGCTCTACAACTTCACGGACGAGGACGTGGACAACGCCGAGGCGAAGATGAAGGGGAGCCAGAAGCCCTTCTCCCCGTGGCGGGAGTGGCTGCCGTGGCGCGATGAGCAGGGTCGTCCGCAGGTCATCAGCCTCGGGTCCCTCATGCCGTCTGCCGTCTTCTACGAGGGGAACCCGGAGGACAGCCTGATGAAGCGGGTGCTCGTGAACTCCTTCGAGGGCTTCACGCAGGGAGGCATCGCGGAGATGGGCTTCAAGAACATCCAGGCCGCAGTGGGCCTGGGAGATGCCGCACGCCAGGACGCACCCATCCTGCCGGGAGACCGGCTGCGCAGGCTCCGGGATGAGGCGTGGAAGTATCTCCAGCCCGGCTTCATCCGGGATGCGGAGACCATCGCTCGACGCACCGGGCACTACGGTCAGCTGCGTGAGACGGAGGAGAAGCTCTCGTTGCCACAAGCCATCGCTCGCATCACCCCGTTCCGGCTGGAACCTGCCGGAGAGAAGTCTGCCATCGCCAACCGGCGTGCGGAGACGAGCGAACGACGCGATACACAGCGGAACATGCAGCGCATCCAGTCCCTGCCGCTGCCTTACGCAGAGAAGCAGCATCTCATCCGTGCATCTCGTGCGAAGATCGAAGAGCTGAACCGGAAGTCTAGCCAGCGTGCACGTGACATCCGCAGAGACAAGTAAGGAGATCAACTCATGGAAGCAGCAACCATCCGCAGACTCGTAGCGTTCGTGGTCGGCCTTGTGGCCGTAGTGCTCAACAAGAAGCTGGGGCTGGAGCTGGACGATGCAGCGCAGGTGAGCCTCGTGGCTCTCATCGCGACCTACATCGGTCAGTCCGCGTACAACGAGGCGCAGACCAAGAAGGCAGCAGCAGTCGTGACCGCCGCTGACAAGGAGAAGGCGAGCATCACCGACAACCAGTCGGCCATCGATGCCATCCGGAAGGCAGGTCTCCCGTGAAGCCCACCATCGGGAGGATCGTCCACTTCACGGGGACCACGGACAAGGAGACCTACCCGGGCATCGTGGTCGAGGTGCTCGACAACGGGCTCGTGAACCTCGCCACGTTCGGGAAGGGCAGCCTCTACTTCAACCAGGGTGTGCCGTTCAGCCTCCACCCCCAGTCCGGTCACTGGTCCTGGCCTCCGAGGGAATCATGAACGCCTTGCTCGTAGCCCTGCTGCTCTCTCAGGCTGAGGTGCCGGTCTCCACTCCTCCCCCGCTGCGCAAGGCCGATGCTCCGGTCGCGGTGTTGGGGCAGACCCAGCTGAACATGAAGGCAGTGGGTCAATTCGAACCCAGCCCCGACGTGGGGTGCTGGATGGACAGCTCCACCTGCCAGGGTCTGGCCCGTGCCAACGTGGACCGGGTGGCGTGTCAGCAGCAGCTGGCCTTGCTCAAGGACGCCCCCAAGCCGGGTGCCCGCTGGCCCTGGGTGGTGGGCGCGCTGGTGGTCGGGGCTGCGGCAGGGGCCGGGTTGGCCCTGGCTGCGCAGTAGGCGGTGGGGGGGCACCCTGGGTAGGGGGTGCCCCCCGAACGTCGCAAGGCGGGGCAGCTGGGCCCCTCAGCGACGGCGATGCAGGTGCCACGTGAGGTGCTGGGTCTGATGCAACCGGCGTTTCTCCCCGGGAACTCCCCGGTAGACGAGGTGGGGATGCCTGCTCGTCCAGCACCCCCACCCTGCGGTCATCACCCGGACCACAGCTCGACCGTGAGGGTAGGCGGTCAGACGTGGGCGAAGTCGGGAACGGTGATGTCTTCCCATCCTGCGAACTCCACATGGCCTGCGTCGAACATCAGCTCACGCTTCCCGGTGAGGGGGTCTCGGCGGTTGAATCTTCCACCCCACTTGTAGACCGGCTGCCCTCGCCCGTCCGTGATGCGCTCGGCCAAGGCCCCGATGGCGTACCAGCGGGTCAGGTCTGCGTGCAGCTTGGTCCCCCACTTCAGCTCCCCGTTGACCACGGGCACCACGTCCACCGCGGCAAGCCGGGCGTGGGCACTGCGCTTCACGGTGTTGACGAAGGTGACGACCTGACCAAGCGGCTTCGCCTCGGTGTAGGGCGGTTCACCCTTGGTCGTGCGGCCCTTCGCGTACAGCTCCAGCTGCTGGGTGAGGGTCGTCCCGACGCGGACAATCTGCAGCTCGAAGGGAAGCTCCAGCTCGCACAGGTTGATGAACTCGATGATGGTGATGTGGGTGCCTGGGACAAGTTTCTCCCGTTTGTGGATGCGGGCCATGGGACTTCCTCAGCGGTGGGGGCGGGTGCGGTTCGCTTCGTAGCGCACCGCTAATACAAGATATCCCACTCCTGCGGTTATGGCCCCGGCGTAGACGGCATCCGCCAGAGGGCGCTCCAGGATGCGCATGTCTCGGAGGACCAGCACCACGGGGAAGGGGCTGAAGAGGACCGGCGCGAACCACTTGAACTTGGAGTCGAACCCCTTCGCGAGGATCAACTTGCAGAGGCAGTACCCTGACGTGAGGACGTAGACCCCGATGAGGAACCGGAAGATGTCCCTCACTTGTGCCTCGCTCGGTAGGCTTCGGAGAGACGGTGCGCTGCCTCGTACTGCTCTTCCTCGATGCGCCGCTCGAAGGCTTCCGTCTCGGCCCACTCGTTTCGGACGGCGGAGTCCTCCTCGTCCTCCTCGTCCCGGAGGATGGAGTCCATCATGTCCCCCACCTCTGACATGCCGTGGCGTAGCTGCTCGATGAAGCGCTTGTCGTCGTGAAGGCTCAAGGCTCGACCTCCTCGGGTGCGGCCACCTTTGCAGGCGCCTGGGTGGTGCGCTTCCGGGGCGCCGCTCGACGCTCCAGGATCGACACGAGCTTCTGCACGAGCGGGAGGATTTGCCGTGCGGTGTTCATGTGCTCCCCCCGCTCGCCGGTCAGTTGCTTGTGTAGGTAGACGATGACCCCGAACTCCACAACGCCGACGACTGCGAGCGTGCGCTCGTTGAAGATCTTCGTCGTGATGTCCAAGGCCTCGGGCGTCATGGTGCTGGCGCCGTGATGGTGAGGGAGGTCACGCCCACGAGGGCACCAACCTTCACGTCCATGTTGTCGAGCTTCAACTCTCCGGCTCCGGCGCTGCCGGTGACGGAGAGGTCCATCCGTGCAGTGACTCCGCCTGCGGAGAGGAGACGCGCCCAACCGGGAATGCCTGCCGCATTGGCTGCCGTGTCCGCAATGATGGGGCTCGCACTGAGGACTCCGGCTGTGACCACGCCGAAGGGTGTACCCAGCGTCAGCTCCGCAAGCAGTGTGCCGGTGGCTGAGGTGGACACGGCTCCAGGCTGGGAGCCTGAGTAGATGCGCAGCACGCCGCCTGAGAGGTTCGTGTTGAGAACCTCCAGCACGGCATCGCGCATGGCAGTCGAAAGGCGGACCGTCATCACTTCACCGAGAAGAGCGAGCAGGACCCGGCCGTGGTCTCCGCGGTCGCACAGAAGGAGAGGAACTGCGGAGTGATGTTCGTGTAGTAGAAGGCGCCCGGCAGGACAGTCACGCCCGTGGTCGGGGTGATGGCCGCTCCCGTGTTGGACTCGCGGATGCGGACGAAGGCTGTGGTGCTGCACTGGATGAGCACGCGACCCAGCGGCAGACCTGCGTTGCAGGTGCCACCCGTGGTGGTAGTGGCGACGGACTTCTCGAAAAACTCCGATGCGAGGGCGGGGGCACCTGCGAGCAGGGAGAGGGCGACGGCGATACGCTTCAACATGGGCATCCTCGGGGTAGGTACGAACCCCACGAGGATGCCCTACTTCACGCTCAGCTGGCGAGCGGGACCACGTTGAGGTCCACGACCGGGACGGTCGCGACGCTCACGGTATCTGCTTTGCTCGCCTTGACGGCGCGCTTCACCGCCGCCTTGGCAGACGCCTTCGCCTTCTTCTTGAACGGGGGTGCGAGCTTGCTGGGCTTCGCGGGGTTGCCCTTCTTGGGCTTCGCTGCACCCTTGGCTGCGGGCTTCGTGAACGGGTTGGCCTTCGCGGGCTTCTTGGCTGCCATGGTCTGCTTCACTTTCTTGGGGAATCGATCGCCGTACTTCTTCACGGCGAACTCGGTGGGCTTACCTGCGTAGACGAGCCGGTGTCCGGCCTGCCCCTCTGCGATGCGTTTCATCCACGCCTTGTTGTTCCGCTTGAGCTGGAGGCGGCGGACCTCCAGCTGGCAGGGCAGACACCGCTTGCTGCGCGGGAACTGCACTGGGGCCTTCTTGCACTTGAGGCAAATGCGCTTGGGCTTCGGTTCCTTGGGCGCTGCTGCCTTCTTCGTCTGCTTCTCTGCCGCCTTGATGAGCGACTTGAACGGCTTCTTCAACTTGGTGGTCATATGATCCTCCTTCAAAGGTTATACATCACTCCAGAAATATCCAATCTTTCCGTCGCTCAGAAAGTCGCGGGGTCCAGCGCCTGCGTCCCACGGTCCGCGCATGCACTCGTCCATCAGCTCGTTGACCGCAGGCCCGTCCTTCTCGTCGCAGATAACATCGAAGCTATCGTAGGTGTGCATCGCCAGCCACGCAGAGGGGAAGTATCTGGCGAGCCGGGCCTCAAGTGATTTGGGGTAGTCACTCTCGTCCGTCCCCACCATGCACCCGTTGGCGATGTCCGCCGCCGTCCCCTGGATGGCGTAGTTGCTGGTCTCGGTCGGGCTGAGCGGGAACCCCGGGGGGTAGTACCGCCTGCGGTTGGTGATGAAGGTCTCGTTGAACCCGTGCGTCTCTGCGAAAGCCACGCTCTTGACCCAGTGCTCGACGATGCCTGTGTGCTTCTCCTTGAACAGGGCATGCAGCCGGGCGATGTCCTCGAACTTGGCATCGGGGAGGAGCGCGAGCACCACCAGGAACACGGTCTCAAGCCCGGACCCGTAGTTGGACGCGAAGCCCACTGACTTCCCCATGCTGCGCAGCTGCTTCGGGATGGGCGCTCCCTCGGGGATGCCGAACCACTCCTGCACGCGAGCGTTGTGCGCGTCGCCGCTGCTCAGCATCTTCCTGAGCACCTTGTCCCCCGTGTAGTCCTGCATCACCGCCAGCTCCAAGCCCTTGTAGTCCCGGTGGACGATGACCCTGCCCTTGCCTGCGCAGTACATCCCTCGCACGTTGGGCAGTGCCCCTTGCACGCTCGACTCTTCCTTCACCTCGGACAGGTTGAAGAGGTTCGGGTTGGAGCAGCTCCACCTGCCCGTCTCCGTGCCGCAGGAGTTGATGCTGGCGTGCATCCGTCCGTCCGGGCCGATGCGGCTGAGCACCTTGTCGCTGTCGATGTAGGTCGAGCGGGCCTTGAGCGGGGAGTCCGCCCGCCACACCGCTCGCATGATGGCCTTCAGCTCGTCGGGGCAGTTGTCCTGCACGCTGAGGAAGAGCAGCGCGTTGCGGTTCACCGCTGGCTTCCCGCCGTCCGTGCGGCAGCGGTCGGAGAGTGGAACCTCCAGGTCGAACCCGTTGATGCCGGGGCGGCGGCAGTCCTTGTAGACCAGCGCCGCGAGGTCGGTCTCGTTCACTCCTCCGGTTTCAGTGATGCGGAAGGCAGGGGCTCGCTTGGAGATAAGCTTACGGAGTTCAGCCGCTCGATCTCGTGCGAGAACCGTGAGGTCCAATCGAAGTTGTCGCCTGCGCCCCTCATCAACAGGGAAGCCTCGATAAGACATTCGAGCAGCGCAACGCGCAAGTCGGAGCTGCTGCCGGTATAGCCGGTCAAGTCGTATCCGATCCGCAGGGTCCTCTTTGAACTCCCTGACGTGCTGACTTCTAACCTGAGCGGTCCGGACACAATCTTCAGCGTTGTAACGGAGGAGCTTCGATCTTTTGATGCGACTCGCGTCAACGTAACCCTTTTCAGAATCGTCACTCGTTGCCTCCACCTTCCATGGCTTCACACCTGGGTAATAGATCGACACCTGAAAGCTGAGGGACGTACGGCTCAGGCTGACCAGCGCCCGCCTGCTGTCCCGAATGTCGTGCTGCTGCCCTCCGAACGTCACGCCGTATCTTTCGAGGATCGGCATGTCATAAGAAATTCCATTACACCAGACCTTGGGGATGCGCGGGTCAGCCATCAGCCGTTTGAACTCCGACCAGACGTTGACCGGCGCTGGGTACATCCAGCTCAGGCCGATGCCACTACCCAGTGCGATGCCCACTCCGAAGGCGCGGAGCTTGGCGTACCCCGGGAGCAGCGCCCACTCGCTCTTCCCCTGGTCCGGAGGACTGGTCTCCACGTCCACGGCCAGGGCTATCCGCTTCTCCCTACACACAGCAGCCACTCTCTCTAGAGTGGCTGCATGAGGGGAGACATATAACAAAGGGCGCTTGGGCACCCCCTCTACGCCCATCTTCACGAACCCCTCGACGTGCGCCTCAAGGGGTCCGAGCAGGTCGGGGTTCGCGAAGGTGTAACCCACGGGTGTGACGAGCATCCCCTTCATGTCAGCGTCCCTCGTTGAGTGCTTGCTTGAGCTTCAAGTTGATGATGTTCAACTCATCGGCAAGCTCGACGATCTGGTAAGCGCAGACCTCTTCGGCCTTGAGCAGGTCCTCTCTGCTGTACTTCTCGCACCAGTCGCGGATCGCCAACACCTTGTCGTGCTGCCTGCTGCGTAGTGCCTTCGACTGGGTAGCCATCACTTCTCCTCGGTCAGTTGCTGCATCCGCTTCAGGTCGATGTCCATCCCGAAGCCCATCAGTCCCGCTCCTCCGGTCAGCTCACCCGTGACGCTGAGCAGGGCCAGCTTCCCCATCAGCAGCACGGCAGCGTCGGGGTCCAGCTGGCGCAGCTCGTTGAGAAGTCTTGGTCGGCAGCAGGCAGTGGCCTCGCGGGACTCCTTCTCCTTGTTCGTGACCGGGGCGCAGAGCACCGCGTTGGTCAGCCAGACCTCCTGCCGGGTGACGTTCACCCGCGCCTTGCCGGTGGCTGCCTGCCAGATGTGCTGCATACGGGTCCCTGCGGAGCCACTGAAGGGGCGCCCTGCCTTCAGCTCCTGCTTCCCAGGGTCTTGCCCTACCCAAGCCCAGCGCGCGCCAGGATGGCCCTCAGGTGGCACCAGCTGGCTGCTCTTCCGGGGGCACTGGTCACACCGGGCACCGTGCTGCTCGGGCTGGTACTTCATCGGTCCAGCTCGTCGCGCTGTTCGTCCGTGAGTTCATCGTTCCAGTTGCCACCCCGCCGCCAGTGCTTCCACTTGATGCGG